TCAAGCTGATTTAATAAAAGCAGGACTAAAGTATGGTTGGATGAAACCACAAAAAGAAATACTAAAAATAGAAAAAGAAGTAGAAGAAATATTAAATAAAATTAAATCAAAAAACAATCTTGAAGAATTAGATTTAGTTACACCTGCTAAATATCCAGATAAAAGTATTGACACATACAGTATTAACTTTCAGGGAGAAGATGTGTGGGATAGAAGACAAAGTTTTGAACTAGAAGATATTATAGCTATTGATGACGCTTCAAAACCTCTACGATTATATTCTTCACGACTGGAGTTAACGCCATCAGAACTTACCGTTGTTAAAATACTAGGTAAAAAGAATTTATCTAAAATAAGAAATTTATTAGAAGAAGCATACGCAGGTGTACCTAATTATCCATTTAAAAAAGATTGGGAACTTACAGGAGTTAAACAATGGTTGCTCAAAGCTGTTAACGAAGGTAAAGATTCTATTTCTGCATCGCCTTCAGAGGTGTTAATAAATAGATGGTCTCCTGAATTTACAGAAATGTATAAAAAAGTGTATGACATACAAGTACCAAAAGCTATGAAAAAACTAGCTAAAAAATATGGTGGTAAGTTTGAGAAAGGTAGGTTAGATACTGATGATTTATTTGGAATGGCTGACGATTATCCAGAATTTATAGCAGAAGGTGATTTCGGTCAAAACATTGACGTTTCAGATATTAACATACTTACAATTACACCTGAGATGAGAGAAAAAATAGTAGCAGAAGGACTTCCTACTTATGGTTATCGTAAAGGTGGCTTAGTAAACAAACTAAAACATAGGAGCATGTGTGAATAAAGAAAAACTAATTGAAGAACTTAAACGTGACGAAGGTGTAGAACTACGACCTTACAAATGCTCGGCAGGATTTTTAACTTTGGGTGTGGGTAGAAATATAGAAGAACGTGGTATTACTATGGATGAGTCTGACTATCTTCTTGCCAACGATATAACAATTTGTGAAGAAGAAGCCACAAGAGTTTTTAAATGGTACGATACCTTATCAGATGTAAGACAGCGTGTAATACTTAATATGATATTTAATCTAGGCTTGACAAAGCTTTTAAATTTTAAAAAATTCTTAGCTGCTATGGAAGCAGAAGATTGGGAAGAAGCTGGAAAGCAAATGCTCGACAGTAGATGGGCTAAACAAGTAGGAAACAGGGCAGATCGTTTGGAGCAGATGATTGTTAACGGATGATATATTGATTATGTATCTTGAAGAAGATCTCGACAGAGCTTATCGGATAGATTGTAAACTGCGCACTAAACAAGACTTAGCGTGGATTAAGCGTGAAGAGTTTAGAAAAGTTTATGAAGAGATGTTAGATGCGCATTTAAGAGGTATGCCTGATATGCCTTTGGAAATAGCTATGCAATCAGTAGAGAATATTCTAAGTAACGAAAGCATACGCTTAAACAACGAGGAAAAAGATGAAACTAAACTTACTTAAAAACGTGAAAAATATTATAGGTGCTGTAGCTCCTACTATAGGCACAGCTCTAGGTGGACCAATGGGTTCAATGGCAGCTAATATGGTAGCAGATGCTCTTGGATGTGAACCCACACCTAAGAAAATAGAAGCAGCAGTACAAGCTGCTACACCTGAACAACTTGCAGAACTTAAAAAGATTGACAAAGATTTTGAAGTTAGGATGAAGGAACTAGATGTTGATCTATATGCGCTAGAAACTGCAGACATACAGGATGCAAGAGGAAAATTCTCTAAGGATTGGACATCTCGTATCATGGGTATAGCTGTTGTTGGTGGCTTTATGGGTTACATATTCTTAGTCACGCTTCAACCTCCCGAGCAGAACAGCGAAGCATTAATCAACTTAGTCTTAGGTTATCTTGGAGGTTTGGCAAGTGCTGTAATCAGCTTTTACTTTGGAGCAAGTAACTCTAAAAATAAGGATGATTAATTATGGTTATCAGTCAGACTAAACTCTACGAAGCTTTAGAACTTAAATACCAAGCAGAGATAGTAAAAGCAAAAGCTAACCTTGAAGTATATTTTAATAATAGTGCAGGAGTAGGAGAACATCCTGATATTGTAGAAGCTATGGATACGCAAGTAGATAAACTAGCACAAGCAATAGATAAACTTGAAGCACTAAAGGAACTAACTATATGAGCAAGAAAGGCGGTTTTAGAAAGCAAGCAAGACGGCAAGAAGTACGCAACAAAGAAAAATTTCAATTTAGAAAAAGACAAATACAGCTAAGAGAACAAATGTCTCAGGCAAAGAGTTATCATCAAGTAAAGAGATAAGTAAATGGACGATATAATAAACCTAATAAATCAGGTGGGCTTTCCTGTTGCATCTGCTTTAGGGCTAGGTTTTTTTATATGGAAACTTATTAACCGTATCATAGATGGGATGGAACATAAGATTGATGTGGTAGATGATAAGGTACGAGAGAGTTTAGAATCTATGGAAGAAAGACTTAGTACTAAACTAGATTCTCAATATGGGATAATAGTAGCTTTGATTGATAGAGTTAGAGCTTTAGATAATCAAACAATTAGGCAGGATGTGTTGTTGAAGACTCTCTTAGGTATACCCAATTTAATAGAAATAGATAAGGTGGCAAAAGCAGATCGTGAAGACCAGAGAAAAGATTAAAATTTTATTTTTAGGAGTATTGCCTACTCTAGTGCTTGTCTGCTTTTCTTTATTAAAAGCTGATGAAATATTACACAGTTTTAAAAGCCCTAGTTTCTCTGGAATAAATTCTTCAAGTCATTACCTTACAATAGAGAATCAGGAAACTACACGAAGGCAAGCTCTTAAAGATGAGATAGAGTCTTATAAAGATGAACTAGCAAGAGAAAAGGATAACACAACGCTTGCTAGGTTTATACGAAATTTAGAAAGTCGTATATACGCACAGCTATCACGGCAGATGGTTGAGCAGTTGTTTGGGGAAACGCCACAGAAAGAAGGCAAATTAACATTAGAAGGTAACACTATTGAATATGTTGTTGAGGAAGAAATTATTACACTTACGATTACAGATGAAACAGGCAGTACTACTACAATTTCTGTGCCTATCGGTAATTTTACTTTCTAGTTGTGCGCCTAGATATAGTTCACTACTTAAAGAAGGTGGCATACCTTATATAGTTATTGAACAAGCTTCTGTTTTAGACTTACAATCAGAAGAACTTAAAAACATACCTGCTGCTAAAAGAAAACCAGTAATAGCTATCTATCCAAATAGCTTTAAAGATCAAACAGGACAGAGAAAGAGCAACGGACAGTTTGCGTTGTTCTCTACTGCTATTACTCAATCACCTGAAGCTTTTCTTATCAGAGCTTTGAAGCATGCAGCAGATGGAAAGTTTTTTAAAGTAGTAGAACGAGTAGGTCTTGATAGCTTAACAAAAGAAAGACAACTCATTCGCAGCACAAGAGAGACGTTTGAAGAAGATAGCGGAGTTAAGCCTCTTTTACTAGCAGGTTTGTTGATGCAAGGCGGAGTGCTTAGTATAGATACAAACATAAGGTCTGGTGGAATAGGTGCTAGATACTTAGGAATAGGAAGCTCAAAAGAATATAGAGAAGATTTAATTACTGTTTCATTGAGATTAGTATCTGTTTCTACAGGTGAGGTTCTTATTGAAACGTTAACATCTAAGAGTGTTATTTCAGTAGGCATATCACAAGACTTGTTTAGGTTTGTATCTAATGGAACAGAGCTTATAGAGATAGAAGGAGGAGTTGCCGAGAACGAGAGTTCATCCATAGCTCTACAAAAAGCGATAGAAGAAGGTGTGTTAGAAATTATTAATGTGGGAATTATGAGGGAGTATTGGAAATATGAAGAAATTAATTAGTTTATTGTTGCTTATATCATGTAGCGTTATAGCTGACGATAACGAGATCTTTGTCGAGCAAGTAGGTGCGACAGCTAATATAGATTTAGAGCAGCTTGGATCAGGAAATATAATTGGTGGGTTAAGCGCAGTAGCAGGCAGTATGACAGGGTTAGACTTAGACGGAACATCTATGACCTTAGACATTAACCAGATAGGAAACAGTAACAAGTTTCTAGGTGATATGTATGCTGATAGCTACACAGGGTTCTTTAACTTTGATGGCGATAGCAATACGTTTACATCTAAGATGGACCCGAACAATACGTTTGGCGCAGATAACTCTAATGTTAATGTTAATGTAACAGGCAGTACAAATACGTTTACGTTAGACCTAGCAACAGCAGCATTGGCAAGTGGTACAGATTTAGATTGGACTGTACAAGGTGATAGCAATACTGTAGATGCTGATATAGATTATGATGGCGGTACAAACTTCATGGATATAGATGGAGATTCAAACACGGTAGATTTTGATGGAGGAGGATATGCAGGCGGTTATTTCTATCTTGAACAGGATGGTAGCTCAAGGACATTTAACGTTGACCAATCTAGTACGTTGGATAATGATTGGCTTAAAGTTACTTCTTGGGGTTCTAATGGTACTATTTGTATTAACCAAGATGACCAAGGCACAGCAGTTGGATGTTGATATAGGAAGTATCACAGAGCTAAACGGACATACAAGAGTAGTAAGAGATAAACCATATGAAAGCGTGATTGATTT